CCCGAAAGGAGGGAAAGTGTGTCAAATACAGTCAGCCAGGGTACCATCTGGGTTTTTTGGCCACTGCCTCATCTCGCTACTCCCTTTTGCAATACTCTACCGCACGGGTTCGTAAAGCCCGACGCAGGTGAACGGCAGAGGCCCACTAAGCGGGGCAGGCTCGAGTACCTGTAGGGTGGGGCACCACCATCCTTCTACTAAACCTAACCGGCAAGCGCAAGCAGTGCCGGAGCGGGGCCCAGGGCAGCCTGGGCACCCCTAATGAACTTGCTAGCCTGGTTGGCGGCATAAACCATCGACCCCCCCATCCGGTAGGCAGCGCCGGCAGCGTTGCCCACGTTGTGCCACCACACGCCCATGCGGTCAAGGGCGGACACAATGCGCTCGCCAGCGCCAGTGGGGATGGCCTTGGTAGCCCTAGGTGCAGGCAAGCCCAAAGCGAACTTAGGCTGGTACTCCAAGACCGAAGTAAACTTGACCACAAACTGGCTCGGGCTAACCCCGATGGCAACCACCATGAGGCAGTTGTCCACAGTGGCCCCCTGCTCGTTCACCGAGTTCTGCCCGGTGAAGTTCCTAATGGAGGGCGACCACTTCAGCTCGACGGAGTGACTGGGGATGGGCGCCACGTGCTGGCAGTAAGCCAGCAGCGTGGGCAGATCAGTGGTCCCAGTGCCAATGTCGTTAGCGACATTGAAGGGGACCTGGCAGACGCCAATGTAGCCCTGCCTGTCCACGAGCTTGCCCGTGTACAGGACCTCAATGCATGCCGCCAAGCAGGAAACGTTGTCCGCTTGCGCTTCGATGAACGCCTCACCAGGCCCGCCGCTGGTGGAGTTGCTAGCAGCTCCTGTACCAGTTGAGAGCTTCTGAGTGATGGCGGCAGTGGACTGAGAGCAAGGGTTGAATATGTAGGCGAAGTTGTTCTCCGTAGCCGCGGCAGGCGTGATGAAGCGGTTGAACCGCTGCACAATGCCCTCCGCGGTGTTAGCATAGCCAGTGACGAGCTCGGCACCGCAGGGATCAGTGATGAGGCGAAAGAGCTTCGCCTCATGAGTGAGCCCGGTAGCCGCGCGGCGCCTCATAAGAGAGGTGCGCCGGTTGGCAGCCTTACCCGTCTTCTTGGTGTTTTTGGTGGCTTTGACCATTTGTTTTAGTTTGTGGTGTTCGTTGCAATCGTGTAGAACTCGTTGTAGTCGTTGTTGGAGAAGTTGTGAATTGTATCACGGCGGTCGATGCTACGGAGGTCGGTGTTCAGAAACCGCTCCTCCAGGGCACGCTGCTCCCCAGGTGTTACGCCCCACGCCTCCCATAGGGCGTAGCGGGCTGCCTCGGAAGGAGCAGCATATGTGCCGCCAGTCATGATCGCGTCGCGCAACCACGTTGACTGGAAGTTGATGCGCCTGAGCGTGCGCCGGCTGACGCTTGTAGCGCCAGCCAGCATGTGGTAGTATGCCCCGAGGACGGGAATGTTGCCGTAAAGCGACAGCCCGCCGAGCCCAGTGGCTGCAAGCACCTCGCGGTACGTCAATGACGCATCCACGACCCAGGCGTGGTCCTGGGTGATGGCCTTCACGGGATTGCGCACCATGGTGGGGGGCACAGTGCCGACATAGCGGCACTGGCAGAACTCCACCCGAGCTTTGGTGTCAACCGGCTCCTCCGTAGTCAGCCGGAACCCGCGTTTCGCCATCCATTCCTGGATCCCGCCCAGATATCTGGGGACATCAGCGCGCTCCATAAAAGCGACTGAGTCATCGCCATCGACCACCGCTTTGATCCTGATGCCCTGCTCGTGAGCATAAGCCCACAGCAGCGCAGCGGAGATGAGGCAGTTGCCGAGGGCGGTGTTCATGTCCCCAGACATGCGCCCCCCCGTGACCTGATACTTCACCTTGCCATCACGCACATTGGCGTAGCAGGTCGTTTCGAG